AAGCCAACCTCGCTTGACACGTCTTTTCTGACAATCGCACACGCAACGCCAGATATGTAATCAAGCGCCATGCACACGATCAGAGCGGCAAGCAAGGGCGTAAAATCGCCCCATATCCACCCTATCATGCCGCCGGTAGTCGCAACTATCACTCCAAAAACACTACTTAACTTTTCCATAATTTTTCCTTTCTGCCTATTCGGCTAAAAAATCTTCTATTGCTATCATCTCGGCGGGTGTCAGAACGACATTCGTCGAGAGAATATCAATCTTTTCGGGTATATCAACATCAATGTTGAGCAGCTCCTCAAGCTCCCCATTGCAGACATCTACATTTTCAGGGCGAATAACGTATTTATCACCGTCCTGCTCGCCGTATTTCTGCAAGAGCTTCTGCCTCTGCTCATTATACAGCTTCGTTTCCTCATCTATTCTCCGTGCCAGCTTTGCCACAGCATACGACTGTATGACGGGCAGTTCCTTGCTCATCAGCTTGCTTATGACGGGGATTGCATTTACTACAGTTGATAACTTCATAGCTTCTCCTTACTCTGCGTCCTGGGCGGCATATACTGCGGTCTGAAACTCCGTATAATCCGCTCTGACTGTGGTTTTGTTTTCTTCATACAGTTCGGCGTTCGATACTGTCATGCTCATCGTTACGGTCTTATCCGCCCTTATGGTAGCACTGAAATACGCTACGGTCTGTTCGTTGCCCTCTCCGTCAGTGATATAGCTTGTACCGTCAAACTGTGTTGTTTTGTTACTTCTAAGCATAATTAACTCCTTTCGCTTAGTGCTTTTCTTAATCTTTTTATCTCATTCCACATCAGCGGAATAAACTGCTCATACGCAAGTGCGTATTGACTGCCATCGCCGTTTATATCGCAGAATCCTGCAAAATCGTCTGTCGAAAGCCCGCATTTTTGTAAAGCGGATAAAACATCTTGTGCGATAAAGCCGTAGTTTTTAGCGGTTGAATTGTCACCGTTATAGAAAAACGACTTTCCGTCAAGATAATCAAAAAGGTTTTCAGATTTGCTCGGCAAGTCGGCTATGTGGTTTTTCATACGGGCGTCGGATGAAACGGATATGGTACTTGAAGATGTCAGCGATGAACCTATCAACGATAAAGCTAAGTTAGAGTTGCCAACCACAATTTTTGATGATGAACACGCCAGCAACCTGTTTGCGCCATGATAAATTAATGACGGGTTCGAAGAATCGAAAAGGATGCCTCTTTTGAATGCAACATAATCGTTAAATACAGGCAACCATTTGTACACATCGGGAGAAATGCCACCTACCCCATAGTAACCCGCAATACCAATTGAGCAAATAGTCTTGTTTTCGTAACTGAAATAAATATCCGAAACGTCTATGCCACTTGAAAAGCGAGTTTTAATGTGAAAAGTTGAATTAAATCCATCGTTACTGTTTTTTTTACCATCGCAACACACACTGTATGCTGCAATATAGGTATTGCCGTTCATCTTATCCTTGTAGCCTAAATCTATTCGTCCGTATAATCCAGCACCACCAATTTGATTGGTGGCAACTATGCCTATTCCTGTTTTGCTATAGTCACTAAAATCAGTTGATCCCGGAGTAATATACCCAAGCTCTCTACCTAATGAATAGAACCGTATTTGCCCATTGTTCATTTCAGTTCCGTATTCCCCGTTATACGCAGAAAAACCTCCCAAAACGCTGATATTAACACCAGCCGTTTCATTTGTTCCTTCTTTGTGATTAATTGTGTCCAGCCCGTTATACAGTGAATTATTGCTTATCGTAAATCCACCTATCGTTCCACCCGTAGCTGTAATAGTGCCGGTGCTGCTTACTTTGAAGTATTTGCTGTCCCACTCGCCCGTTGCCAGCGTCAGCTTCATACCAGTGCCTTTTGCAACATCATAGTTGCCGCTTTTGATAACTCCGCCCACAATCACATCACCTTTGATTTTGGTCTCCGCAATAATCTCCAAGGCCTTGCTTGTCAGCTCCATACTGCTTTCCGATGTTCCCGATTTTACAATCCACGATATTTTGTCGGCTTTCTGTTCTACGGCGGAAACCTTCTGCGTTACGCTGTCGTTTGTCGCATATGTGCTTTCAACAGTTGCCTTAAAGCCGTTTACCGTTTGCTCAAGACTTGACTGCTTGCTTGATAACGATGTTATTTCGGCTGTGGTATCTTCGGGAGCAGGTGACCAGTCTGTAGCCTTAGTACCTTTTTCAAGTTTGATGTTGCAAGCCTCAATCATGCCGTTTTTATCAAGCGCAAGTGCCACGCATTCGAGCTTCGCTATGTCGCTGTCATTTATCGTCCACGTCTTTTCGTAGTAAATCCACTTGTCTTTTTCTGTCTGACTGCTCACCGTCAGCGACAGGGCATACAGCTTTTTATCATCTGCCGAGCGAAATCGTGCCATTACATACCCGCTTGCGTCAAGCTCTACATCGCTTCTGACCTTTATCCATGCCGACAGAGTGTAGCTTGTGCCAACCTCGAAATCTGTCAGAAAGTGCCTCTTGTTCGTGCCAAAATATCGTGCATTGCCGGAATAGCCGGTTCTGGATATTGCAAGGCTATTTCCTGATATTCCGCCATCAACCGTTATTATAGTGTTACCGCTCCAGCCGTTTTTGATGTTCCCCGTGCTGTCATACAGCAGATTTCTTCCACCTATCTGTATACTGTCAACCGCCGACTTCGTGGCATATGTTTCTGACACTGTTGTCCGAAAGCCCGACAGGTCGCTTTCCAGTGCAGAAGTACGGGTGCCGATACTGCCTATGCTTGCAGTCAGCTCCGTGAATTTTGCATTTATTGTCTGAGATGTGCCGTCTATGACAACCTTACTTGTATTAAGATAGGTGCTGTTATCGGCATTGATACCGTCAATAACGCTCGAAATGTCCAGCTTACTGCCACTGATATGTGCGTCATCTGCCACCATATCATTTTTGATAATACCGCTCTTTATGCCGTCTTCGTGCAAGCCATCGTAAGAGGTGAACATTATCTTTCCGCCTGCATCGGTAACGTAAATGCCATAGTCGGATTTACCGTCCTCGCCTATCTGGACACGGACGGTATTATTTACGTCCTTGATCTGTATTGTGTTTCCGACTATCTGCAATTTTCCGCTGCTTGATTTTATCGTAAAATCATCGGTTTCGATGGTCTTTGACCGGAAGTTTGCGGCTGTAAGGTCCTTTATCAGCGCAGTCGCTATTTCCGCATTTTCGGCAGTCAGCTTTATAGATGTCAGTTCACCCGTTCCGACTTTGCCCGACAGCAGAACATCTATGTTTGCAACATCGGATTTCAGCGTTTTAAGCGTTGCCGTATCGGCTACAAGCGTATCTATATCCGCTTTCTTTGCATACAGCTGTTCAACATCTGCTTTCTTAGCCGTCAGATTGTCAATCGTGGCTATCTGTGCGGAAAGCTCGGTAATATCAGCCTTTGCGGCATAGACGTTTTCAAGGTTTGCAATCTGTGCATTAAGCTCGGTGATATCCGCTTTTTCGAGTAATGCTTGTTTTGCACTGATTATATCTGCGGTTATGCGTTCTGCCTGCTTCTGAGCAGGCGACTTATAGCTTTCACCGCTGTCCGCAGACTGTTCTTCAGCCGGTGCTTCTATTGTCATAGACAGGCCGCCGTTATATGCCACGGAAATAGTAGCGGCAGGAATTTTCACAGTTTCTCCGCCGTAGGTTATGCTCACCATATCCCACGCATCTATCAGCATATTGCCAAGCCTTAACGGGATTTCACCCGTGCGGTATTTAAATCCGTTTAATGACTTCTGCACCGTGTTCAGCTGATTTTGAGTCATAAACAGGCAATCGTATGTTATCGCAGTGCCTGTGCCAGCTGTAAAATCTCCGCACACCACACGTCCGACTGTAATATCGTCGGTAGCAACTGTGGGTGTATCATAGCAAAAATCGGACAATTGCACCGCCGTAGTATCAAACCACTTGAACGCTATCTTGCCGGTACGGTCACAAATGGCGAATTTGCCGTACAGCCCTGCGATATATCCGATTATTTCACGGCAGGTATAGCCCTCCGGCTTGTCCTTTATCGTTACCGCCGTAAGCCCCGAAGTATTAAAGGCAACGCTGCACTTTGTCGCTATCTCAGACAGCATTTTCAGCGTTGTGGACGGATACGACAGGCGAGAAAAATAGCCTTTTTCCGTCTTTGCCATGTTATCCTCAAGCGTTACCGACAACCGTTTTCCGCTTTTCTCGATTTTCTTTACCGTAAGCACTCCCTGCGGGGCGTATTCTCCGTTCACGCCAAAATACAACGTGCAAGTGCTTCCCTTTCTGACCGTCGCAGGAAGTGCCGACAGCTCGACTTTTGCGTTTGCTATGACAGTTCCGCCCGGCACTATGCTCTCACTGCACGATCCGCCCGAATAGCTTACGCTGAACAGATCGTTCACCGTTACATTATTACCGAAATCCAGCTTGCAGCAGTAGACAGGCTCAGCACCATTAACGGCTGACAGAAAATCATCCGAAACATTTGTATACAAGCTATCACCTACCTTTCTATCAGATTTATTGACACACTCTTGTAATAATAGCCGCTTCCTGCGTACAGCTTACCTGTGGCGGTGAGATCTGTACTGTATGCGGTTATCTCCTTATATTCGCCGTCATAGTCGAATTTTACGGCAAAATAATCGGGTTTGTTCTCAAACAGATTACGCAGGCTCTTCACCTGCGCTTCTGTGAGAAAAGACCATTTAAGCTCAATCTTGTATTTCCAGCAAAGTATGCTTCCGACGGTTGTTCCTGCGGCATTTCTGCCGGTGTTTGGTTCCCACGTCTTGCATCGTGTGGCATTATAGCCGTCAATATCGGGCGGCGGGAGCAGAACGCCCTTAACCCATATCAGATTTTTAGCCAAGTGCATTTACCCCCGTTCTGTATGTATTCTCCTTGTTCAGCTGTACTATCAGTCTGTAAAGCGTTTTACCGTCAACCTCACCCTTAGCGATAAGATTAAGACCTTTCAGAAACTTCAGTATCTCACGGAGCAGAAGTACGACTTCCGTCATATCTCCGCCTTCGCCGATGATGTCCTTGAGCTTTGACAGAGGCGCAATTACCTCCGGGTCTGTTCCTGCATTACGGTTATCACCGACCATTGCAAGCGTAGGTGCATATGCAAGACCGCCCTTTGCAAGTTTAGGTATCAGCGGAGGATTTTCAGGCATTGAGAAATGCCAGTCCTGACCGAACAAATCGCCTATTGCACCTGCCACACCGCCGATAGCGTCAACTATACCCTTAACTGCGTTGTAAATGCCTGTCCAGAGCATATTAATACCGTCGATTATCAGATTGATAACTCCTTTGATCACGCCCCAGATTGTGTTCCAGATACCGCTGAAAAAGTCGCATATTCCCTGCCAAGCCTTATTCCAGTCGCCTGAAAATACGCCTGTTATAAAGTCTATCAGTCCGCCGAAGGTCTTAATAATACCGCCGATTACATCGCCGATAGCGGTAAATACAGTGTCAAAAACGCCTTTGACCGCCGCCAGTACATTTTTTATCGTGGGCCCCAACGTTTTCACGAACCAATCGACAAACGGCTTTAGAAAATTCCATACTGCTTTTACGCAATCCACGATTTTTGCGACAACGGCAACGACCTTTACATAGACAGGCTTTATTGCTTTGTCCCACAGGGATTTTATAAGGTCACATACCCACTGTATAACGGGCTGTATCCACTCTTTATAGACCGTCAGCACTGTATCACCGACTGAAGTTATAAGCGACTGAATAGCTTCCATCATCGGTTCGCCATACTGCGACCATAGCTTTGCCGAGGTTATCCACAAATCGCTCCATACGCCCTGCAAGGTTGTCAGTATCGGCATAACACCGGTTACAAAAACCTCGTCGAATATTGTCTTGACGGTTTCAAAGAGTGTCGTCATAACCTCTGCGGTCGCCGTCCACTGATCTGTCAGCAACGGTAACACAGTTGTTATCATTGTGTTCAGCGAAGGAAAAATAACGTTATCCCACAGCTGACCGAAAACAAGATTAAACGTATCTCCAAGCCCTGAAGCTATCGTACCTATTGACTTAAACGCTGTCTGAAGCGCCGGAGTCAGATTATTTGTAAAATAGTTCTTGAACGGCTCGGCAAGAGTTGCCATATCACTCCAGGCCTTGCTCATATTATCCTTGAAGCCCTCTATAACGGGTGCGAATTTTTTGCCTATCTCCGCAAATATCGGAGCAAAATTTGTGTCGAAATACTTTTTGACGTTTGCAAACTGCTTTTTCAGCAGAGCAAACCCTTTTTTAATCTGCTCACGAATCTTATTTCCGATACCCTCGGCTGTCTTATCGCCCTCGCTGTCAAGTGCAGAGAGATCAGAGGAGGAGCTGTCGCTCTCGTCCTTTGAAGCAACATTCATCTCATCAAAACTTGCAAGGAAACGGCTGCTTTCCTTAGCCTTTTTTCCGACGGCTTCGACCTTTTTTGCCGCTTCAAACGACTTTTTATACGTTGTGCCGAACAGCCCCGAAATAAAGCTCGCTATAGCTTTTGTTGCTGTGGCAAGTCCGGATGCCAATGTATTAAGCGCAGGCATGATAGCGTTTACTATAGGCGTAAACGCAACCTGAAGATTGCCCTTTATCTGCTTTACGCTGTTGCCGAACTCCTCGTTTGCACCGATAGCGTCCGACATTACCGACTTTATGCCACGAAACGCCGCATAAAGCCCTGCCATAAGAAACGTAGATTTAAGTGCGGATTTGACACTTTTACCAAGTCCGCCTATTGTCTTGCCGAATCCACCGGCAGAAGTTTTTGCTTTGCCGAGCGATTTTTCAGCAGAAGCACCTACTTTTTTGACCGACTTTTCAAGGTTATCAACAGGTTTTTCTGCTCTTTTAAAATGGCTTGCAAAAGAGGAAGCCAGTTTTTTCACAGGAGCAATGACCGAGTTATTTACCGCCGTGCCTACCGTTTTCAACGTGTTTTTCACCTTTGAAACAGGCTGTATTATCTTGCTTGCCGCCTTATCGGCCGTTTCCAGCACCTGCTCAATCTTTTTACACCCCGAATCCAGTACGGCGGTAGTTTTTTCTACCGCACTCTGCACTTTTTCGTTTGATGCAGCAGCCTCTGTTACCGCTGATTTAACCTGCAGCATTTTGTCTATCAGCATCGCTATGACAGGTAACGATTGCAGATTTATGTTGTTTGTGCTTTCAGGTATCTTGTTTACCGCTTCGGCAGCCTGCCGTGCGGCTTCAGCCAGCTTTTTGGCTTCTGCATCCGCTTGCATTGCCTTATCTATCTTGGCTTTAGTAGCTTCGGACTGCTGCTGCAGTTTCAGCATACTTGTTTCAACGGCGTTTATTTTTTCTATTACGGCATTGCCCTTTTCGCCTGCCATGTCTTTATCAGACAATGCCGCCATTTCTCTGTTAAGCTGTTTCCACTTTTCCTGTGCAAGCTCTATCTTTTCGTTAGTCAGCTCAAGACTTTTGTTCAGACGGTCGATAGGTTCGGAAGGAATTTCAAAACTGCCGACATCAATTTCGGGGAGCTCCTCTTTTTCTTTGGACTTCTTCTTATCGCTTTTCGGCTGATAGTTGTTCACGAAATCCATAGCTTCTTTGCTATAACCGGGTCCGAACTCATACTTGTTATTTATTGCTTTGCCAAGACTTTCTGCTTCCTTTTTTGCTTCCTTTACAGGCTCAACAAGCGCCTTTTCCAGCGTTTCGGAAGCCTTTTCGGCACTTTCGGATATAGAGCTTTCAAGCGTCTTTCCTACCTCTTCGGCGGGCTTTTCGACCTTCTGCACAGCCTTTTCAACGCTCTGCGTCACGGTCTTTTCTACAGCCTTGCCGACTTCCTCAACAGGCTTTACAGCCTTATCGGCGGCTTTTGACACACTGTCGGTAAGTGCCTTTTCAGCGGTTTCACCGACCTTATCCCACTGCGACTGTATGCTTTTCTGTAAAGCCGAAAGCTGTTTGTCAAGCTCTGCGTCTATTATCAGCGACAGGCTGATAGTGCCTACTGACGTACCGTTTCCGTCAGCCATTTACTCACCTCCCCCGAATGCCCTTTTTATCATCATTTCAAGAGCCGTTAAATCGCTCTGTATCTGTTTTGGAGTTTTCTCCGCAAGCTGTTTCTTCGCTCTGAATGCCGCCCACTCCCGCCGTATGCGGTTTTCATACGGCGAAAAGTGTTTGAGCATCTCCTTGTTATCCTCGCTTCGTATCCGCACTGTCTGGCCGAGCGGAGTATCATTCATAATGCCGGATACAAGGCTCAGCCAGTCAGAATAGTGCAAATCGTCCTGCTCGGACGGCAGTATGTGATACTGTTTTGCTATCGACTGCCGTATCAGCTCACGGTCATACTCGACATCGTACCAGACTTCATTACTCGTGAAATCGCTCGGTATCTTCCTGTCCCGTCATGGCGGATATTACTATCTCGGACAGCTTCTGATATGCCGCCCACGGCATATTCATTTCGCTTATCTCCTTAGCGGCGGCAGGCTCAAACGCCAGCTTGAACATCTCGTCAATCTTTTCAATGTCCTTCTTATCGCCGTTATTGTAAAGTGCCATTACCTTCTTGACCGTCTTTTCACGATCGTCTACCTTGTAGACCTTTTCTCCGATGCGTATTTCGGGAACGCCTGCGAGTAACTTTTCATCAAGTGTGTACATCTTAGCCATTGTATTTATCTCCTTTACTGTGCGTCTGTAAATGTGGGCTTGCCGTCCGACATAATATCAAATGCAAGAGGTGCAACTGCTGTAGAATCTCCTGATTCCCACTCGGTAACGTTTATAACGCACGGTATTGTCAGCGTTGCGCCGCTGGGGAACGTCCACACTACAGTTGTGTGACTGTCTGCGCCTGTCTTAAGTGCAAGCCCTGCAACATAATCGTTGCCTGCGTCACCGATGTTTCTCTTGCCGGATACGCTGACGGTCAGTGCCTTACCTGTTACAAGTCTTCTTGTCCAGCCTTCCTGATCGAACGGCTTCCACTCCTCGACATTGCCGTCAATGGAAACCGAAAAGCTCTCCATATCGGCAATAGTTACAAGATTCTCGGCTGTCGCACCTGTTCCGCCTGTCTTGTCAATCTTGAACTGATTTTCATATACGGGATATACTCCTGTTTTGTTAGCCATTGTTAATTACTCCTTTCGTAATAAACCGTCACATCAATAACGTACTCGCAGATACCTCTTTCATCTCTGCCTGCGTTATGCACCTCACTGCAACTCAAAAAGCCGACCGTGTGCCCCCCGGCAGTATAGCCGTGTACATCGGTCAGCTTATCAAGTATTTCGTTTGCCGCACTCTCGGCTGTTGTCGGATTGTCCGTCCAGTGTATCAGTACGCTGATGTGCTTTTCAAGTGTTTTTGTGCAAGGCTTACCGCCTATGCTGATTTTCTTAGGATAGGTGTTTTTTGACGCATACACGCCGATACACTTATCCTTATTTGCGTCTATACAGCCTGCGTATACATTCTCTATGCCGAGAACATCAGCAAGCATATCGGCTGTTTCAAGTAACGTCATACGCCTGTTTTTCCCTTAAATATTTTTGTGAACGAGTTTTTGACAAAATCCTTTTTGTCACCTGTTATGTACGGCTCAAGCCAGTGATCAGTCCTGCCGTTGCGGAATTTCAACTTTTTGTCGGTCACTTCTTTCTTTATACCGCTCTTTGCCCAAGCACTTTTGGTATTTGGGTCGATCATCAGCTTGCCATAGTAGAGATACCGAGAGTATAAAGCACTGTGGTCAATCGTGGCGATGACAGTATTACCGCTTTTTTCCGAACGAACAAATATGCCGTTGATGAGGTCGCCCTGGTCAAGCGGTGCTGTGTTCTGTACTTCGGTAACCACCTGCTCCATCGCCGCTTGCGCACTGTCAAGCACTGCTTTTTCAATCTTTGCTATTGCAGCCTTATCAAGCTTTACGGTTACTTTTATCACTATATCAGCTCCAGTCTTGTGTAATTTACCGTCCCGTCAGGGTTTTTAGCCTTTTCCGAGCCGTATATCTTGTACTCTCTGCCGCCTATCTCCACAGCTCCGTCAACTATCGGGCTGTCCGGGGCAATATTCCCGCAGAAAAGAGCCTCGCCAGACAGCGTTATAAGCTGTTTTTCTGCGGATAATTTCTGCCGTGCTTTCTCGCTATGGAAGCACTTACCCTCAAATATGACCGTCCGTTTCTTTGAGCCGTCACGGTTAAGTCCGTCTGTACGATACACGGTACAAGGCGTTGTACAAACCCTTTCGGGTACAAGTTTCGGATATTTCATATTATAACCCCCTGTAGCAAAGGCCCGTCTGCAACAGCGTGTTATAAACCTGCCGTGTTGTAGTGACACCGCAGTAATTTATAATCTTCGAGCTGTCAAAGGACATTGACACACCGCTGATACTATAGGAACTGAGCGGACTGTCAAGCAGCTCGGCATTGTCAAAAACAAATGCTGTCTGCTGTGACAGCGCCAGCCTTACCTTATCCTGCTGAAACGCTGTCAGATTATTAAATCCTATAGCCGTTATGCGGTTGAAGGTCAGTGTGTCGATGTCGCTCTCCGCCCTGTTTTCAAGAGCGTTGTACTGCTGTTCGGTTATTGAGCTATCGGGGCATAAGGTCTGAAATTCCGCAAAAGTGAGGTACATTAAGCCTCACCCTTTTTTGTCTTTGCCGCCCTTACCTGAGCAAGCTCATCACGGAGCTTTGCTATCTCCGCCTGAGCCTTTTCATATTCGGCATACGGCACGGTAGCCTGCGGAGAATGCTCCACAGCCCCGTTATCGCCGATTATGTCATACCCCTGTGCAAGATATGACTTCTTCTCGGCTTCCGTGATAGTATACTGCTTGTTTGCCTTTATTGCTACCATAGTTACCTCCTTAGTATGTTACGACTATAGCCTTTGCGTTGCCGGGAGCGGTATTGAATGTTATCACGCCCGATGACTTGTCATAGCTGTAGTCTGTTGTCGCTGTACCGTCCACAGTTACGCCGATGAGCTTTTCGGGCTTGTCGGTCACTGTGAATGTGGTTGTCGAGCCGTTACCTGCGAATGTCTGCGTCAGAGCAGATACATTCATAATACAGCCGTCAACAAACAGGTGATCTATCGCAAATGTACCGTTGTACTTGCGATTCTGGTACAGATAGTTGTCTGCCGTTCTGCTGTCAGAGCCGGGAGCAAACAGATGTATATATGCGTACTTATCTCTTGACACCTGGCATTCGGGGTCAATGAGAATGTAGTTTATCTGCTTTGCGCCGACACCGGACTTACAGCCGTCTGTGAAATCGTACACGGTCTTGAAACGAGCTGAGGGAACTGTAACGATATTGCCTATATCGTCAACGGAATGGATACGTCTGTCGATACCGCCGCCGCTCTTTATGTCGAGCGTTCTCTGAATACCCTCTGCGTTCTTGAGTATCGTCTTATAGTCTGTGGTGACATAGAGTATCATTCTGTCAAGAGGCACGCCCTTATCTTCAAGTGTCTTGAGGTTCTCGTCAAAGTCCTTGAGAACATTCTCAATCGTGAGCTTGTCGTGCTTTATCGTTGCACCCACTCTTACAGCCTCTGCATACAGCTTTGAGAATGTATAGCTGTCGTGTTCGGGGATTGCCTGCGTCCTGTCGAAACGGCTCTGAATGTTCGCCAGTGATACAACGGTATCGGTTTCATCAAAATCCATAGGATCTACTACGAACTCGATATAACGGTCGTGATCGAGCGTCTTTGTTTCGTAGTTGTTCTCGTATGTACCCTGAGGGAAGCCGAGCGATGCTCTTGTGTGGTCCTTATAGCCGGATACCGACAGAGTGGGTATCTTGATTGTTTTTCCGCCTCTGAGCTGAATATCGGAATTTGAGTGATAGAGAGCGTCGGCCTTTGATTCCTGACCGTAAAGCTCTCTGAGCTGATTGGTATACTGTTCAGCATAGTTGATTGTGTTTGACATTTTTACACCTTACCTTTCTTACTTCTTTTTCTTGATACCGAATGCGTTATCAAGTCTGCTGTTGTCGGGCTTTTCATCCTTGTCGGAGCTGCCTGCTCCGACTTTGAATCCGCCCTGCTTCTTGCTGTCGCCCACGTCAGCCTTCATATCGGGATATTTCTTGACTACCGCCGACAGTGCCGAGTTGATGTCCTCGCTTTTGCCGGACTTGACGTAGCTTTCGGCAATAGCCACAGCATCGTCCATACAGTCGGGCTTTACACCGAGCGACATTGCGGCTATCTGTGTTTTCAGCCTTAAAATCTCCTCGTCCTTTGCATCGGGAACGGCGGGAGCTTCGGGGGCAGGCTCAGGTTCGGGCTTATCCGCCTTTTCTTCGGGCTTATCGTCCTTCTTGTCCTCCGCCTTGCTCTCATCGGGCTTCTCTGCCATGCCGTTATCGTCCGTCTGCTTGTTTTCGGCGGGCTTCTCTTCGGGCTTGGGCTCGTCCTTCTGCTCCGCTGCGGGAGCGAGCTTCTTCTCCTCTTCGGGAGTTTTCTTTTCGGTTTCCATTGCTTTACCTCGCTTTCTTTGATTTTGGGTATAAAAATACCGCCCTTTTTAAGAGCGGTAAAATTATTAAGTTTGGTTCTGATTTGTGCCGAACTTTGCAAAAAACGGCTGTTTTTGTGAAGTTTGCGTTCAAACCAAGTGCAATCAATTGCACACGGGTATAAGAAAACCGCTCACTGCTGTGGGCGGTCTTATGAGTTCATTTTTTCTTCCCAGTCTTTTCGACTTTCTTCGTCCCAGTCTTCATCAACAGTTTCTTGGGCTTTTTCCATATCATCTAAAACTTTTTCGATTAACTCGTCAGAAATTATTACTTTAGTCTTGCCTTTCATATTATCACCTCTAACACTATTTTATTATTGCGGATTTTTAAAATTCGATATTTCAAATTCTTGTCGAATAAAAACTCTCTCTGATTCTGGTATTTGCTCAATAATTCAATATACGCACCCTTGCTTCCTTTTTTAGCTATTATCACGATGTTGTAATCACCTTTAAGCGTTCTCGATGAAACAACCGATGTGCTGATAAATTGCTTGGGCTCATATATATCGCCAACCTTCATTTCTTCCACAGGATTGTGTTTGACAGATCGGTAACAGATAATGTCGTGCTTTAACTCAAACTTTGCTATCGCACCCGATATAACATCGGAATAATATTTCAAAGTGTCATCTTCGGGAATATCCCCACGAAGCATTGAATTAAGCCTTGCATAGAACTTATCGTCTTTGGGATCTCCGCTGTTCTTCGTGTACTTCTTGATTGCTCTGATTTCTTCGGGGGACAGACGGTTAATCCATTCATTTGAATCCTCACGCAGTACAGGAACAACAGTATCTGCCGACAACGGTTCGAAATCTGTTTCTTCTATTATATCACTTTCATCCGAATTGTCAACAGTATCGTCTGTAAAATTCTGTACGCTTTCTTCGCTGTCTGCCGTTGCTTCGACAGGCTGTTTTACAGTTTCCTGTACGTTTTCTGTCGTTTCGGCAGTTTCATCGGCTTCATCAGTCGTAGCCGCAGTCGGCGCATTGTCTGTGTCTTCGTTGCTCTGAACTGTCTTTAAAGGCTCAGGCTGTACAAAATTCATTGTGTTTTCGTTATTTTCCGGTTCAGAAACGTTATTTTCCGGTTCAGAAACGTTATTATCCGGCTGAGGAATATTAGGCTCTTTATTTGTCGGAACAGGATTATTGCTTTCGGCATCGGTAGCTTTAACAGGCGCTTCTTCCGTTCTCGGTGCTTCCTGTTTCGGCTTACCCTCACCGCTGTAGATCTTCTCCCTTGAATAATCTCTGCGGAGAACGTCGTCATGCTCTTTGATAAACTCTCTGAGCTTGCCTTGTTCCTCTCGGAGCTTACGCTTATACTCCTTGACCTTCTTCTCGTCCTGCGTGCCCTCAACCTTGCGTTTGAGTGCTCTTATCTTACGCTCCATAGCCCGTTGCTTTTCTTCAAGTGCTCGCTGTTCCCGTATCTTCTCGGCAGGAATCGGCTGAGGTATCTTTGTAAGCCCCTCTATGTACTGCCCCATAGTATGACGGCAGTTAGGGTGGAACAGCCCGCCTCGTATTGCCACAGACAACAGCATAAACCACTTGTCACAGTAGTTTGACTTGCCGAAGTCGCCGCTTCTCTCGCCGTTCCATATTGTGAATACATCATCAATGTAAACCTTGCCCTGATACGGCTCGCAGGTTTCTGAGCAGCCTCCGTACTGCGATATAAGAACAGTATCATAGCCCAGCTCTGCAAAGCGTTTAGCCGCACCCTGCAATGTTGCCCTTGTGGACGTTGTGCGCAGTGCCATACGCACATAATCGGCAATATTAACTCGCCTGCCGTCTGCGTATACAATGCAGTTTATACCCTTGTCGAGAAAATCCCTTGTCGCAAGGTCGATTGCTTCATTAAGCGTAATTGAGCCTGTGCCCATCATTAGCTGTACCTTGTTCAGCGTTGTGCGGTAAACATCGTCCATATTACGCACAGCGGCGGTAAGGGCGGTCTTTTCAAGCGTTGTTACGTCTTCCATCAGCTTATCCATCTTCGGCTTGTTGACCCCGAAAAAATGATCATCGGGTATAGCTGTCGGCGCTTCGGGCGGCTGAGGCTGTGCCGGAACATCGGGAACATCGGGAACATTGACACCGCTTCCCGAAACATCAATGACCGACTGCTCCGCTGTATGCTCCCCCTCATGAAACTGATCCGTCATAAGCTGTCGGGTTTCATCGTCAATAACATCTACATATTCGTCCGCTATCTGAGCGTTCTCCTTGCGGAAATTGTCAATGTTATTGAGCTTTTCAGCCTGCCACGCAGACCATTCAAAGCCTTCTTTTTCTTCTTCAGCTTTGTGCCGTGAAAGATTGCGTTTCAGCGAAGCAATGAGCCTCAGCTCTATCTCTTCAAATATCTTTGCAATATCTCTGAAACTAAGCAAGCTCATCACCTACCGCAGATGTCGCACCATCGGCAAGCCCCTTTTCCTGCATTATACGCTTGACTTCACCGGCTTTCCATTCGTCTTCTTTTGATGATCCCCACAGCTCCTCGACCTGCGTTGCCACCGACATAATGCCATAGGTGCTTGCCTTGCCGACTGTTTCTACACGGCTGTCAAAGTCGGGTGCGCCGTACTCACCGAAATCAACGCTTACCTCATATTCTTCGGGGACTTTGCCCTGCATATTGTCGTATGTTTTCAGTACAGCCGACACAAGCTCAGGCAGAGCCTTTTCAAGCGCTGTCGTTATTGTGTTCCGGGTGTTGCCGGTAACGTCCTTTTTCTCTCGCTGAGCGTCCGCACTTGACATCTTGCCGACATCAATACCGAGTGTCGCCGGCGATACAAGCCCCTGTAAACACATCAACAGGCAATTTGTATAACTTGCCACAAATGCGTCATACTTGATGTCGGGCTGGACTACCTCAATCTTCGGGGTAACGCCCTCCTGCAACGGCTGGCTTATCGTGATGTAATTGTTGCCGAACTGGTTGAGTTTTCCGACCGAGCCGTTCTCAGCGTTTCGGGGTATCATATTATCGGGTATGTACTGCTTTACACGTCCCATTCTGATTGCGTCCCACCACTGCGAAATAACCTCGTCCAGAGCGTCAAAGCAATCGGATTTACCGCCGTCAAATATACTCTTGCCCCTGCCCGGATATTTCTTAGAAGCGTAAAACTTCAGCGGTACAGCCATTATATAATCCCCTGCAAACTCTACCCTCGGTTCTATCCCGGCAAGGCAAGGAACACTGTCAAGGCTCACCTCGTGACCGCTGTGGTCGTACAATCGGCTTTCAATGTAACCTCTGCCGTAATGCTCCTCAAGCTGATATATCCTGTTGCCGTCTTCGTGGGCACTGCGGAAGATAACTTCTGACAGCACGCCCCTCAGATAGCGATATTCGATCTTGTCGGCTCCCACAAATTCAACAATAGGCGTTAAGGACAGCGTATCATCGACCGAAATCTTGAAAGCGCCGTCACCCTCAACGAGCGTATCTACTATTGCCTTTCCGACAAGTGCGGTAAAGTCCGTGTTCTGCAATATATTCTCAAATGCCACTCTGCCTTTTTCGCCCTCGACCGCTATATCGTCCATATCCGAATAAACGATATAGGCGAGCGTATCGGCTATAATGGCAGGCAAGCCGCTGTGTATCTTGCGGACTTTCTCGTTATCGGGAACGCTCCCCCAGAAAGAATTTGTGCCGCAGCCGAGCTGCTTGAAGAACTGCGACAGCTCATAAGCGTCACCCCTGTACCACAGCTTCGCCCGGAGAATGTCCGCCATAAGCCCCGTTCTTTCGTTCAGGACAAAGGTTTGCTCCGATGCAGGATTTATATTGAGCCAGTTCAGAAACATCTGTCTGACTTTCTCTCCTATGTCAAATTTCATCTGTTTTCACGCTCCCTATAAGTGATTTGAACGGCAGCCAGGCATACTGGCAGGAGTTTATGCAGTGATCGTTGCCGTCCTCCGGCTCTGCCTTATCCTCTTTCCAGCTGTATATGTTAAGCTCCGCTATGTAATTTTTGCAATGTTCCAGGATATAAAAATCACCTGCCGCCAGCCACGCTGACTGCAAGTGAATACGGTCGATTATTTTCGTTTTCTTGAACGCAGGTATGAAGTTATACAGGCTTCCCGAAAGCCGCTTGAACTTCTGGCATTCGAGTATCGTTGCCTGATCTGCGCTGTCTATGTAGACATCTTTTGCAAAGCCCCACAGCTTGCGATTTCTTTCAAGAAAATCGGTAAAGATTTTCGGAATATCGGACGGTGTAAGCGGTATCTGACGGTCACGGTTGTTGTATGTTTCCTCGTCAAGCGTTACGCATTTGCGGTCCGCCGTGATTCCCACAAACGTAAATGCTATCGTATCAGGTGAAGACTGCGAGTAGGCTGTATCTAAACCCGCCGAGAACCGCTCGAATTTAAAGCCTTGTGCCGTACCGAGTGAAATTATATTACGGGGTTGTAAATCAAAAACAAGCCCCGTTGCACGCCCTCTCAAGCCCAGTATCTTGTTCTTGTACAGCTTAGTGCCCTTCGGGGCGGCAAGCATCTTTCGTTGTATGTCCTCATCGGTCAGCGAAAGATTATCACGAAAAGTAAAGAACCAGTACCGCCAATCCGGCACAGGTTCTTCCGTAAGCTCTTTCATTATTTCATCTGGCACGTCACAGGCGTATTTTTTGTATGGACGTGAACGGTTGACAAACTCTTTATACACCGGCAAGCCCGGATCATCGGGGTTCAGGGTAGCCATAAGGTAATCATTTCGGGTAGACATCTCACGGACGAACTCTATATCGGCGGTATTTATCTCGTCGATATAGACGCACCCGAACTGAGCGCCGAGTGCCATCTGCCATTTATCCTTGTTGTCATATCCGAGAACATAGATTATCTTGCCCTCAAATTTGATATGCGGCAGTTTATAATCCTTATCGCCGTTGCCGAAATACTTTGCGTTTGCGTGAAGGTCAAGAATGCCGTTGTCCTGCTGAATAATCGTTTCTTCTGCCTTGCCGGTTGTCTTTGCGGCGATAACGTGGAGCTTCTTTCGGCTTGCGGACACCATACGCATGAACTTTACGCCTGCGCCGACGGTTGTCTTTCCGCTTGCGGTAGTGCCTTCGAGAAAGTCCGCTGTCACATTATGCACGCTGTTGATGAAGTCGATATATTTCTGTGACAGAGGAAACTTACTCATCAAGCCCCTCACCGCCTATCTGAGCGAAAACGTCCGAAAGCTTTTCAGAGGTCTTGACCTCCGCTTGTATCTTAGCCACATACTCCCCCGTCATCTTATTCAGCGTGTCGATCGCTCTGATACGGTCCGACAGCTCGTTCTGCTTATCCTTAGCTATATCGGAAAGTGTCGCCTGCCGTTCTCTTGCGGTCATTATGCGTGCAGTCTGGGCGTCTTCGGTGAGCTGTTTTATGTATTCCGTAATTGTAGTATTTTGTAGTAATTTTGAAGCATTAGTATTTGCATACTTTTTGCTGTATCCTGCCTGTATTGCACTCTGAGCGGCGTTACCGCACTGAGCGTAGTATTCGGAAAATTTCTTCTGCCTTTCGGTCACGGTAACACCGTCCTTTCTGATAATAGGTATAAGAATACCCGACACCGTTGTGCCGGGCTTCAGGAGGAAAACTTATTGTCTTTCTTTTCTTCTTCATTTTACACTATACCACAGAAAAAACGAACAAAACGAACAGCTTTACAGATTTCTCTTGACGAAGCGATCGTGAGCCATCCGTATCGTATCGGCTGTGTTGTCCCCGCCTATATCCATAGCAACGGCATTCCAGCTTTTACAGCAGACGTGCCGCAGATACATAGCCCTGCGTACAAGGCTGTCATCAACCGTCATTATGTACTCGGTAAGCTCACGCTCCTTCGCTTCAAGCTCTGCCTTTTTCTCCGCTATTATTTCCTCGATTGACCTCGTGTTTTCTACTCTGTCCTGCACTCTGTTGCTTATTCCGCTGTTGCAGGGAACGGCATCAAACTGCGGAGAACCGACAGGAGATTTATTTCTTATGCGTTCAAGCGCCCGTTCCCAGAATTTTATCTCGTCACGGAGTGAACGGATGCTGTGTAGTTCTTGTTTGGTCATGTTTCCTCCTTAGGCACTTCTGGAAGCGGCATCCAATGAGTAACCCGTGCACGCCCTCTATGGATAAAATGATCGATAGACCAATATCCTTTATCGATGTTTCGTATTCCTTTTTGTGACACAGTGCATACTAACACCTCTTCCTGATCCGGTGGAAGCTTGTCCTCCCACTTTATCCACTTCGGTATTACCTGCCCACAGAACAGGCAGGTTTCAGTTGCGGGTTTGCGTTTAGTCATTATTTATCTCCTTTGTCCGTCTTTTTTGTCCATCTTTGCCCCGCAGTTAGGGCAGTACGGATGTGGATAATCGTCAAGGTCATTGTCGGGGTGCAAGCAACAGCTGCACACTCGATCGTGAAAATACCCTACTTGCCAATATCCGTGCCTTACTGGCTCGACATCAGCCGCAGGTATGCAATCTACAGCATAATAAATATCTGCCGCAATGTTCATAGGGCAAGTTTCATCTCCTGCTATATCGTTCATAATTTTTGACAATACTTCACGCTTAATATATTCTTTCATTTTCAACCTCCTCCATATTCACGACGGACAAGCTGTCCGCTTTTCTGTCTTTAAGCTCAAGCACATAATACCAGCCTCTTATCTTGCTGTAACGGGATATAACACCGCTTATTGTGTATTCGGCGGTTATTCCTCCGTGTGTATGCCTTACGGTCTGACCGCTTAACATAGCCTGCTGAACTTCGTCTATCGTCATTTCAGCACCTCGACCTTGATATATATTCCGGGATTTGCCGCCCAGAACTTTTCGCATATCTCGCTTGCGACAAGCGCATCATCAGTCCAGAAACCGCAAACAGTCATGCAGTCCTTCAGCATTTTCTGAAGATTGTCGGTATCTGGCTTCGTTATACGATACTCTCCGTCTTTGTGCTGTTCTTTCGGGAACAGCCACTTTGTCGTCAGCCTTACCCCCTTTTTATACGGTTTGTCGGGTTTATGCTGAGAAAGGTACGCTGTCAGTTTAGCCTTCGCCGATCTGACTTCGGGCGGATCATAGAATATCGGCTTGCCGTGAGAAACCGTTACTTTGTGTTCCTGTGCCGTTACCGTAGGCGGTATCATCGGCATAAAAAATTCAGTCTTCATCATCGACCTCCTCAAAATCTACACCGTGCCATTTGCGAGTTGTGCCGTCATATATCACTGCTCCCGACTGTTTGACTATATCCCAGACATACTTAAGAACTTCCGGCTGTTTGGCGAGCCACCAGAGTGTCCTTGCTTTTCTGTAATCAAAATTCTCATCGGGAATCTTGTGAAACAGCGGCGGCATTTTTTTAGCTGCCTCGATTATAGCTTGTCTTGCTTTGCTTGTTTTTGCCATTTAAGTTTGCACCTCCTCGTGTGCGTCATTATTCAAAATACTTTCTGTCGGGCTACCTCTGCCCCGACAGAAGTATTGTTTATAATAATAGATTTTCCCTGACAGTGAAAATCTCGATAATTCACCGACTTTTTCACTCTGTAGGGAAAGTGAAAATTCTCGACTTTTTCACTGAAAGTGAAAGAAAATTTCTCGACATTTTCCCTGTCAGTGAAAATGAAAATCACCGAGATTTTCCCTCGCAGTGAAAGTTTTCACTTCGACTTTTTCCCTACCTCGTTATCGTCAATCCAGAACCCGCCGTGCTCTTTTATACGGTTTCGGACCGTCTTTTCGGTCACGCCCATATACTCGGCCATACCGGATAAAGTAACCTTGCCGTCAATCATGCAAGCATCAAATGCCGTTTCGAGCGATTCTTTACGCTCGTCCTTACGTTCCTTTTCGGTCTTTTTCTTGCTGAAATTCTTCTGCCAGCCTGCTGCTCTGCCGTCATCGGGCTGTATGTCTTTTAATACGTCGGTCTTGTCTATACGATGAACGGGATAATCAAACCACACGTTCACCGGCGGGAACTTCGGGAACTCTCGGAGCGTGCCTTCTATACGCCACGCTGTACGGCTCTCTGTGCGTTTTTCACACTTGGTAATGAAATCACACACATGCTTATAATCTGCGTCCGGCACAGCGTTTCTGAGCGCTTCACGCATCTGCTTTGCACTGCATATATCATCCTGTGAAACATCGTCTTCGTGTCCGCATTTCTTCAGCTGATCATAGCATATCTTGCAGGTCATCTTGTCTTTTTCGTGCTTTATTATGCTGTCGGTAAGCTCCAGCTCCGTAAGGTCAAGCAGTGCATCGGGATCTCTTGCGAATACACCTGAACCCGAGGCTCTGTCCATTGAACGCTTACCGCCCTGTGCACCTTTGGAATGGTGATGGCAGTATATAACCGCACAGCCAAGCTCCGTGCACACCTTATCAAACTGATTGCAGAAATGCGCCATCTGATCTGCGCTGTTCTCGTCACCGGTAATAACCTTATAAATCGGGTCTATGATAATGGCGATATAGTTCTTCTTGCTCGCGCGGCGGATAAGTTTCGGTGCGAGCTTGTCCATCGGCACACTGTGTCCACGCAAATTCCAGATGTCTATATTCCCGAAGTTATCAGGTTTTAACCCCATCGCCGTGTAAACATCTTTGAAACGGTGCTTGCAGCTTGCATCATCAAGCTCCAGGTTGACATACATTACTTTGCCTTTTGCACATTGCCAGCCCAGCCAATTTGCTCCCTCGGCTATCGCAATGCACATCTCGATAAGTGCGTAGGATTTGCCGGCCTTTGACGGTCCTGCGATAAGCATTTTATGCCCCTGTCTAAGCACGCCGTCAATAAGCGGCGGTGCAAGCTCCGGCATATTGTCCCACACATCCGCTAAATTCTCAGGATCGGGCAGATTATCATTTACACTTTCTATCCATTCCCGCCACTCATCCCAACCGTTTTTACCGATGTCTGTATCAACTATGTACTGTCTGTTTTCACCACGCTGAACACCGGGAAGACGTGATAATCTTGACGGATTACGATTCTGCGTATCGGGTGACAGTCCGTTTTTCTGACATATCTGATACAGAAAATCTACACGTTTACGGTATTCATCGTAATTTGCGGCATCTACCTTTACAATAGCGTGCAGCGATTTCTTTCCGCTGTATACAAGTACAGCTACGGGCAGTTCAAGCTCGCAGATGATTGCGTGCTGTTTTTCTATATCTACATTGTCACTTTCAACAAGCGCATATCTGTATTCGGTTACGTTTTCATTCTTTACGCCTTTGCCGTCAAGAGGATTGAAACGTATCCACGCCCCCGCCTGAGTGTTGTAATCACCGAGAACAGAGCCTATATCGCCGTCACACTGCGACAATGATTCGATAAGCTGACCTGCCGTGCGGTCATAATAGCCCTTGTTGGCAGGGATGAATTTACCGTCTTTTTCGTAGCTTTGCACAACATATCCGACATTTTCGCTCTGCTCGAATAATGCTTCAAGGTATCTGATTATTTCTCTGTGAGGCTGCCAGTCTGTCGGAGCGTTTATTTCTTTGCCCTCTATCCAGTTTTTGTTTACAACAACGTGTTCATCGTGATGTTCGTATGATATTTCATCGTCCCAGTCAAGCTCACGTTCTTCTCCCGTGCCGAACATCATTCCTCTGTCCTTAGCCATCTGAACTATGGTAGCGCCCGTGACAGGCGAGGAAGAGCCGTTGAAGCTCTCCCATTTCTTTTCACATTCGCCTTTATGGTATCTGTTGTCATTTGCCGACCAGTTATCCCATACGGTAACGGAATAGCCCTCTTCTTTGAGTGCCATACCGACATTCACCCAGTCCTGATAGGAAAGGTCTGACGGGCTTATATATTTAAGTGCTTCGTTAAGGTCAAAATCAAATTCCGACATCTGAATTATTCACCACCTTCGGTTCATAGCTTGCAGGATCTATTCCGTTCGGAACGTGCCAGTTGTTAGCCGCTATTCTGTCAATCAGATTTCTTGCACTTTCAAACTGCCATGTGCCGACGTGCTTAAAGCCCCGGCTTTCGAGAAAACGTATCTGCTTCGGTGTTGTAAGACCGAGAGTGCGCCGTTTGCCGAGCCTGTCCAACAAAAGCTGAGCTTTACCGGCATTGTCAATCTCATCGGGGAATATACCAAGCTTTTCAAGCGTTGTTTTCTGCTTATCCGACGGCGGAGAACACTCCCAACCGAATGCCGGAACATAGGAAGATAAGTCTTCCGCCTGAATGCTCATTTCATACTGGAGAGGATCTACAAGTTTTCTCTTTCGTTTTTTCATTTCCGCAAGCTGTTTTGCAAGCGCTTCCTCACGCTGAGCAACTACATCTTCTTTTGCCTTTTCTTCTGCCTGTTCAATATCAACCGGCATACCTGCCGCCGCAATATTTTCGGTCATCTTTTCGGCAACTTCAGGGCTTTCACATATCAGATGTGCAGGACGGCACAGCTCGTGCCTTTCTGTGTGCCACAAAAAGTCAAGCAGCAACAGATCTTTCTTACCCTCACAAAGCCTTGTTCCTCTGCCGACCATCTGACAGTACAGCCCTCTTACCTTAGTAGGTCTGAGAACTATTACGCAATCTACGCTTGGACAGTCCCAGCCTTCCGTCAGAAGCATTGAATTACACAGCACATTATATTTACCGCTATCGAAATCAGCAAGAACAGTACCTCTGTCAATGCTGTTTCCGTTGACTTCTGCCGAGCGGAAGCCTTTTTCGTTAAGTATCTTGCAGAATTTCTGACTCGTTTTTATAAGCGGCAGAAATACTACCGTTTTACGTTCCTTGCAATATTTCAGCATTTCATCCGCTATCTGATACAGATAAGGGTCAAGAGCTGTGTCAATGTCACTTGCCTTATAATCTCCTGCCTGAGTACCGACACCTGTCAGATCGAGTTTCAGAGGAATGGTGAGTGCCTTTATCGGTGACAGATACCCTTCTTTGATAGCTCTCGGCAAAGTATATTCATACGCCAGGCTGTCGAATACCTGTCCGAGATTTTTCATATCTCCTCTGTCCGGCGTTGCCGTAACTCCGAGTACCTTTGCTTCATCAAAATATCCGAGTATCTTCTGATAGCTGTCCGAAATGGAATGATGTGCTTCATCAATTATGATCGTATTGAAATAGTCTTTTGAAAATTGTGCAAGTCGCTTTTCTCTCATAAGCGACTGTACAGAGCCTACCGTTATACGATACCATGAGCCTATACAGCTTTCTTCCGCCTTTTCTACAGCACAGCCAAGCCCGCAGGCATTCAGTATCTTGTCCGCCGCCTGTTCAAGCAGTTCGCCCCTGTGCGCAAGTATAAGTACCCTTTCTCCGTTGCGGACACGGTCTTCTGCGATTTTTGCAAAAACTATCGTTTTACCGCAACCCGTAGGCAGTACGAGCAGGGTTTTTGAATTGCCCTGCTCCCACTGTGAAAGTACCGCTGTTTTGGCTTCTTTCTGATACGGTCTTAATTCCATCAGAATTTACCCGGTGTAAATACACCCGCCTGAGAGCTTGCAGGTGCCTGAGAAACAGTCTGTGCAGGTGACGGCTCATAGAATTTTTTTATTCTGTTAGACTGCATTTCTTCGCCGTTCTTGTTCTTCCAAGTATCTATGTACACCTTGCAACGACCTTTGGCACCGATGACGTTGTTCCAGTTCATGCGAAGCGGTTCGCCGTGTTTCTTCTGACCTATGCCGATAAAGAATGCCGAAAGCATACCCTCGCACTTGCTGTGCAAAAACAGATTATGCTGAATTGTAGTTGAGCCTTCCGGAGCGTCTATATGAATAGATACTACAGCCTTGTTGCAAGGCGGCAGTTTTTCGCCGCCCTCATATCTCGCACGCTCGAAACCTGTTATCGTAAAGTCGTAGTCACCTGCGGGAAGAAGCGTAAAATCGCTTTCTTTCTCAATTACGTCGTCCCAGCCTAATTCTTTTTCAAATTCACTCATATGTTATTTCTCCTTTCGTTTATCAGAACGGGTAAGCCTCGTTCTCATAGTCTGTCATAAGCATTTCCGTTATCATTGCTTTTACCTGCTCCCATGCCCCGATAAGCACGCCCTCGATAAATTCCTTGGGATAGTCCTTTATCGGCATATCGGCAGGAAAATATCCCTTGCTTGCTACTGCCGCTCTTATCTGCTCTTCCGTTATGCTGTTTGCTGTCATAAGGTCCGCAAGAGCTTTGGGTATTCCTGAGCTTTCCTGCGTTATTGCCGGAGCAGGAGCCGCCATTACATTATCATTTGTGGCGGTTGTTGCGTTTTCTGTGGCTGCCACTTTTGCAACAGGCGCAGTCTGAACGGTAGCGGCAGGCTGTGCGGTAATATTTCTTTCGATAATGTGCTTTATCTGCCCATACTCCATCGGAATTTCTTCCGGCAAACCGTAACGGTTCTTTGCGTCCCAGCAGGGATGATGTGACGTGTACATTATGCGTCTGCCGCCCTGCGCCTTATGTTTTTTGCCGTCCTTGTCAACCGCTACCGAAATAGTCTTGTAGTTTGCGAAAAGCACCATATCAGCCCATTCTTTTACAAGAGGAGAGATCAGATTGGTTGTCTTCTTACCGAGCTTCAGCTCCCAGCGGTCATAGCTTCCGAGCTCATCGGGCTGTTCAAACTTTCTGAGGATAGCGTGAGCTGTAAGTACAACGTTAACTCCGGCTTCGATAACATCTTCAAGCAGATTAAGGAACCTGCCGAACTCTTCCTTTTCGTATACATAGCCGTTGCCATAGCCGAAATCCTCAATACCCTTTTTGTCGTACTTATCGCAGATAGACTTGATGCAAAGCTGTTCCGCCCAGTCTATCGTATCAATTATAAGCGTGGCACAAGGCTTATTGAGCTTGACATACTCAATCTGACTCTTAAGCAGCTCCCACGATGTCGGTTTATCAAAACGGGCAACGTCCATTTCCTTTGTACTGCCTTCGGTGTCGATGAATAACGGATCGGGAAACTGCGATGCAAATGTTGACTTGCCTATTCCCTCAGGGCCGTATATAACCACCTTCTTGGCGGTTTCGATTCTGCCTTTAGTGATGTTCATTGTTGTACTCATCAGAATGTACCTGCCTTCCATGTTGTAGTTTCTTTCTTTTCAACCGGCTTTGAATAGCCGTCCTCGATTATGATACTGCACTCGTCACCCGTGCTTACTCTTGTGGCGATTGCCTGTAAGCCCTCGCTTTCAAGCCATCTGCCAAAGTCGTTCAGCGTATCGGTATCCATCTGTTCCAGCTTGTCTATAAGCACAAATCCGCAATTAGGATTAAGCTTGCGGACAATTGCGGTCGCAACCTTGAGCTGTTCCGAGCCGGACATATTATCCCATTTAAAACCGTTGTATGTAAGCTCGCCGTTATCTACCGACAAGCCCTCAAGCGGTAAGTCTGCACCGTCAAGAAGATCTGTTTTAGCTTTTCTGACAGACTGTATTTCTTCGGTAAGCTGTATATACTGAGTTTTATACGCTTCAGCGTCAA